AGACTACTTTCTTTTTCTCTTCTTTAAATTCATCTTTCAAAGGGAGAGAGATTGATGCAATGTTGCCGTATTGGTCTTCTGCGTCGTTTATCCAAACATTCACATTTACCAGCCTTTTGCCGTTATCAGTTTTAAAAGTTTTTACCTGTCCTGTTTTTAAAGCTTCTACTAATTTGTCATAGTCTATGCTTCCAAAAAATGATTGTGCCATGTGTTGTTTTTATTTATTGTGTTAATCTTAATTGCTCTTTTTCATAGCTTAATAGACTCCGTAAAGCATCCACCTGATGAGTGCAGGATTTATTTATTCGCTCTGCCCAGTCTACCAAGAAATTCTCCTCTTGGGCTATACTATCCACCAGTGCATTTTGTGCTTTGGCGCTTAAAAAATTCTGCTTGGCTATTTCCAAAATCGTTTTAGAAATCTCGGATGTTTTTTTTTCTCTTAATCTCTGTTTTGCTTCCGCTAACATTCTACCGCTTCGTGCCATATAGACATTGAGTGTTTTTATCCGTTCTATCAGTTCCTCTGGATTTTCCGAAACATCTATTTCTAAAAACTCCTGTATCTTTTCTAATTCTTCTTTCATTTCAATAAAAACTTCTGCTCTTGTGCAACTCCAAAATCTCGCTCGTTGCTTTTTTGTTATTGTTTATAAATTCTCTTGCCTGCTGCCAACTTAAGTGAGTTTCTATGCTTCCGATAGCGTGGCAGTACTTACCCTCTTCTTGCGCTTCCTTTATGGCATTCAGCGTTTTTTCTTCATCATAATTATGCTCTACTGCATATAGGTCATATCCTTTGGCTGAAATACCCTCTAAATGAGCCGTATCGGTAGCGTGGAATATTTTATAATTTTCTATAAAAATTCTGTAACCGCAGTTCTGCACATCGTGATAGAGTTTGAAAGGCGAAACCTTGAATTTTCCGTAATTGTAGATTTTTCCAAATTCCAAAACATCAATGTTTCTAATGTTTGGTAGTTCTTCTATCATCCACTCGCAACAAGCTATTCTAATACTTGGGCGCTGACTTTGTAATTTTTGGAGGGTTTTCAAGTTGATATGGTCGCTATGTTTGTGTGTAAGTAAAACCAGTTGTAAATCCTCTGCTACTCCTTGTAAAGCCTTGAAAGAAACACCGCAATCCACCATTATGTTTTTGTTGTAAATCACGGCATTTCCCTCACTGCTTGAGCTTATTATTTTTGCCACTCCCATTTGTTCTCCGTTAGGTTATAAACCCCTCTTGGG